ATGGAAATGTTGCATGATCAGAGAACCATTTGCATTCCAAAATGGAAAAACTATCGACATGTATAAATATGCCGTTGGTCAACCAATGGGTGCACAAAGTTCATGAGCCATGTTTACATTAGCACATCACATGATCATCCAATATGCAGCTAAGCAAATTGGACAATACCCAACTAACAAATATATAATGTTAGGGGATGACATTGTGATAACTAACGATCTGCTTGCAGAAAAATACCACGAACTCATGCAGCATATTGGAGTCTCAATCTCTAAACAAAAATCACATGTATCAAAAGATACATATGAATTCGCTAAAAGATGATTCCAACATGGAAAAGAAATTACTGGTTTTCAATTACGTGGGATAACCCAGAATTACAATAATCCTATTACTGTATTCCAGTTTATCTACGAATTGTATAGCCGTAATTATCTACCCATGAGCTTCATGACTAGCGTTGAGATGTGTTTAGCGCTTTACCAAAGACATCCTAAGTTTCATAAATCTTTAAGAAACCTAGAGTCGATTCTACACGATTTCCGTTTTATGATGCGCCTAGATAAAAATGCTACATACTCTGAATTAAGAGAGTACATAAGCATTGTATCAAATGGAACTTCATATGTAATACCAAATGAAAAGGTAATTCGTGAAGAAATTTCACGAGTCCTTTCATTAGTATTGAACGGAGTCATATATGGTAATCTAAAAAAGCTATCACTGTTTCACAAGGAATCAATGATGATTCTTGATCACCTACCGACTTACTTAAAAGTTATCTCTCCTATAGGACATGCACTAAAGAATAGTGTATCATCCCTTACAGAGTTAAATAACCAGTTAGATACAAGATCATATAACCTTGAGAAAGTTGTTGATCTTCTTGTTCTTACTGATCCTCTCCTTTTAGGAAAAGGAGAAAGGAAAAGCAAACAAAGTCTAACTGCAATGAGTAAGCTTGGTCGACTATTTCGGATGGAATGGAAGCTAGAAGAACAACAAGTAAATACCCAATATAGGTTATTACAGGTGAAGAAAGGAATCAAAATTCTCAATTTTGAATTCCGTAAATCATTTCCTGAGTAGTTAAATGGTAAGTGTTAGTACTTAACTTATCATTAAGTACTCAACTTTGCCATCACTTATTGGATTACAGCACAAGTACAACCACTGACCATACACAGTATGTATGGGGGTAGGAGCCTTGTCTCTAATCCTCTCAAGAAAATGTTCTTAGGGTTAAACCTAACACAATTTCTTGTGAGAGATAACGATC